TCGAACGCTTTTAATCGGTCCTGCAGCTGCAGCATCAACAGCCGCCGTAAAAAACAGCGGGCTTGCACTTCCAGGAATACTCATGACACGTTCAGCAGCGAGGTGACCGTAATACGGGTCGAGCTTTCCACATAGTAGGCAAGAACATCAACTGCACTAGCCGTTGTCGTCAGAGTCGGTGCCGTCCCACCGGCAAACTTGTAGATCGAGTTATACGCCAGTGTCCGGCTGCCCGTTGAATCCTGCGTCACTACGATCACACCAGACTGACCAGCAGTTGTGTTTGTTGGAGCGCCTAACGTCCGATTGCCCGCAAGCGTCACACTGAAGTTGTTGCCCAAGCTCAGATCAACAGCAATGGTGGCCGCATCGGTCAAAGAAACCACCGATCCACGCTGTGCCTTCGTGAAGCTCTGAGCAACACCAAGACCAGCAACAGTGGTTGTTGCATCAGGCAGCGTGACAGTAACGTCAGCAGTCGGGTTGCAGGTCAGCGTCAACTCATGGGCATCAGCAGACGTGCCCTCCATCACGATGTTGGCGTTAAACGTCGCAACACCATCAACCTGCAACGTCGAATCAAGCGTCACCGCTCCAGTGACATCTAACGTGCCAGGAATATCGACATTGCTGGTGAACTCAACACCAGTGCCAGCAGAATCAGTCTGCAGCAGTTGACGTGCAGTGCCATTCGCAAGCTTGCTGACTGCAATCTCTGCACTCGCGCTGATGTCTGCGTTGGCAATCGTGCCATCCAGAATCATCGTGCTGGTAACACTGCCCGTATCACCAGTTGTCACCACCGTTCCAGTGACATCCGGCAACGTGATTGTGCGATCAGCAGTCGGGTCAGTGACCGTCAGCGTGGTCTCAAACGAGTTGTCTGATGAACCCTCAAATGACAGCGTGGCGTTTTGACCCAGCGCCACCGTTCCAGTAAACGATGGGCTAGCACCGCCAACCTTTTCGGTATCAAGCTCTTGCAGTGCAGCCTGCACGTCCGTGCTGCTGATGTTGCCAGCCGCAACAACAGAGATGTTGCTTGCTGTCTGACCAGCAATAGCGTTAGAAACGTCGATTAACTGGAAAGTTGATCCCGTGCCAAGCGAGATCAACATGTCCGGTGGTGCCAGAGCAACTGCTGGGGCGTTGCCTGAACCCGTTCCAGACGTGTCAACAACAACGTAGTAATTGAGGTTGCCAGTAGCCGGTGCAGGAAGTGCAGAGCCGTTGGTAAAGCCAGCAGCAGAACCAGCAGTTGTGACGCTGCTCAGCAGGTTGGTGTTGGCGTTATACGTTCCAGCGTTGACGAGGTTGCCGCTGATAACCGTGATCGGCAGGAACGATTCGCCCGTATAGATATAAAGGTCTTCGTTTTTCTCGTCGAAGAAGAACTGACCCTTAAAGTCACCATCAGGAAAGACAACGACGTTATCGGTCGCACCCGCGCCACCGAACTTAGTAATTGAAGAGTCAGCTAGTTTGGCTGCTGTAACAGCAGCATTAGCGAGGCGTGCAGTCGGGAATGTTCCTGAAGTCGTTTTTGCTGCATCAAGGTCTGGAATGTCAGCAGCAGCAAGATTGACTGCACTCGTAACGTGACCTTGGGCGTCAACAGTGACCTTGGTAAAGGTGCCAGCTGTTGTGCTGTTGGTGTGATTCAGCGTTCCACCAGACGCAACGCTTAGACCTGAGCCAGGGACAACAGCACCGATTGCACTAGACGTTGCTTCAGGCAGATCGCTTGCTGCAATGACGCGACCAGCAGTGATCAGACCGTTGGCGTCGTACTGGACAAGGTGATGCTCAGTTGTTTCTGCAGTGACAGTGTTGTTAATCCGAAGCTCAGTGCCGCTTAACACCAGCCCGTTGCCGTTGATTGATACACCACCCTTTGCAGAGCTAGTGGCGGTAGGCAGGTCACCACCTGCAATCGTGCGATAACTGACCGCACCAGCAGCAGAGGTGGGACCAGCGAGAAACTGTGCGCCTGCAGTGGTGTTATCCAGTGAAGGCGTGATCGTTACCTCATCACCGCTTGTCGTGATGGTGATGTTGACGATGCCGCTACTGGTGCCGACAACAGCGTTAACCGAACCAGCACCCTTGACTGACTGCCAAGCTGATCCGTCCCAGATGTAGATCTTGTTGTCATCGGTGTCCAGCGCAAGCTGGCCCGTGTAACCACCAGAGCTAGGCAGTGTTGTGACTAGATCACAGGTCGCCTCGTTAGCAATCTTTGCAGCAGTGATCGCGTCATCAGCAATCTTGGCTTGAGTAACTGCATCAGCAGCTATCTTAGCTGTGGTAACTTGTGAGTCTGCAATGTGAGCTGTGTCAATTGACCCATCTGTAAA